ATCGTGTAGCCGGTGGCGGCGACGCCGACCTGAACGTTGGCCAGCCACTGCCGGTCGCGGTTCCAGGTATACGTGAAGTCGGAGGTGTTCTGCCACCCGGAACCGGGAGTACCGACGGATAGGGACTGGATGTTTCCAGTCGCGTTGGTGGAGACCACGAGGACCCCGTTGCCGACGGCCGCGCCCGAGGTAGACGTCACGTTGACGGTCTCCCCGTTGGCGAACTGACCGGCCTGCGCGGTGACGACTGCCCCGGCGATCGGTCCAGTCCCGACCCTCTTCACCTGCCATCCGGCGTGCTGCGGTCCCGTCATGGACGCCATCGTGGCGACGTTGACACCGACGACGTCGACGATCATGTTGGGGACGAACGCCCCCACCGTGTTGTTCCCAAACATCGCTAGGTCGACGCCTGCCTTGGAACCAGGGGAACTGTTGCCGAAGTTGGCATTGGCTCCCATGTAGTTGCCGGCCCTGCCGCCGCCCTTGACGAGGCCCCAAGTACCCATGGGGGCGCCCGTTGAAGTTTCCTTGGTCGTCGCCCCCGTTACGGTGACTGCCGTATTGTTTACGCCCCACTGCGCCATGATAGCGTTCTCCTTTTCTTGATCTTATTTATCGCTTCCGCGGCGCTATGGCGTCCCAAAAGTACCCGCGTCCGTGCTGCTTCTCCGGGACCCGAGGTACCTCGGGCGTGGACGACACTGCGTTGGAGGGCCCGAGCGGCGCCGGCGGCTTCACGGTCGCTATGTTGGCGCCGTCAGTTCCCGTCACGACCACGTTTGCGCAGTGCAGTGGCATCGATTTACTCCCTGACCTTCTTTACTGTGTATCCCATCTTGTAGTAGCCGCGCTCACCCTTCGACAGCGTCTGTCGAAGACGCTTCGCGTGGTCCTTCGCCGCCTGTATATCGTCGTGTACCTTGATTGGTTTATCGTTTTTTGAACCTATGGAACCGCCGCGCTGATAGACACCGAACTTATTCTCCGCGATGTACCCGCCGTCCTCATAGATGGGCCGCGGCGCATCGAACACACCAGCGGGATCGTGGTCCTCCGCGCGCGCCGGCGCGTGTCCCCGTGCGTAGAAGTCGAGCATGCTCGAGGTAGACTCGACGATCGGGTCGACGGACTCAGCCATCCTGTCTTCAGCCTTCTTGATCCCCATGGACCTCTTTACCTGGTATCGTCGAGCCGTCTCAGCATCACCCGGTGAGCTGCCGTAGTCCCTAGCGTGCTTCTTCGCATGCTTCAGGTCCTTCCTAGCAGCGCCGGCGTACGCAGTGAGTTTCTCCCGTGACAGCTCCTCGACGGGCTCAACGGACTCGGTCTTCGAGCAATCTTTTTTAACCTTCTTAACCTTCTTAAGACCTCGTGGATCTGAAGCCCATTTACCCGGCTTCTTCTTACTAAGCACGCGCGGGTCCGAAGCCCAGGACGTCTCCTCGACGGGCTCGACGGACTCCTTGATCTTCTTCTTCGCGAGTTTAACACCATCCAGACGATTGATCACCTTTCGACGTGTGTCTGGGATATCACGGGGGTGAGTACCTCCGGCTCCCATAACACGATCATGTGCATCATTTCCTGCCTTTTTGGCGTAAGACTTCAAAGTCTTCTTTTCGAGTTCATTAACATGCTCGACGGACTCCTTGACCCGCTTCTTTGCCTTTGACTTAGAAGCCAGCCCAGTTAGAAACCCCAGCGTATCTCCCTTAACGTCGGAGGAATCACCAAAGTTGCCGTCACGAACGCTGCGGGGCTTCGACTTCTTCTTTGACTCGCGGTCGACCCAGTCTTCCTTTTTCGCTTCCGCGACGGACTCGGTCTTCGGCTGCTGCACCTTCTGAATGGTCTGCTGCCCCTTCTTCTGGGCCGCTGCGATTTTAGCCGCGCCAACCTTTTGAGCCACGTCGTTCTTGACCTGAGCAAGTTTGGCTTTAGTCTGTTGGGCTACAGGATTCGCAACCGCGCTCACGGCTTCCACGAGACCGGCGGATAGGCCGAGCCCCTCACGAAGTCTCTTCTGTTCGGTGTCGACCATTTGTTTTCCCTTCTTATTCTTCTTGCCCTTCGAAGACCCGCCAGCGACCCCCGTAGCCGGAGCCTTGTCGTCGGTGTCGTCCTGCCCCGACGTGTCTATCTCGGGGTTCAGGACCACGGGAGTCTTGCCCGAGGGTATCTTCTTCGCGGTCTCGTCGTCCGAATCCATGTCCCGAGCACGGTCGTCCTTGGAGAGCTGCTTGTTCAGGGCCGCTGGGTCGGTCTTCTTATCGGGGCGCGCCTTCGCGGAGTCGTTTGTCGGGGGAACTTCGTCCCCCTTATCGGGGTCCTTGCCCGAGGAAGCTTTCGGGTCGTCGGGCTTCCCGTTGAACGCTCCGGGCTTGCTCTTTCCCTTAGCGATCGGCTCCTCGTCCCTGTCGGGCTTCCCCTTCTTTGGAGCCGCCTTCTCGGGCTTCTCGCCCTTCACGACGCGCTTCACGGCCTCGATGAGGTCCAGCGACAGGCCGAAGCGCTCCTCGGTCGCGGACTCTCCCGGGGTGTCCTTCTTAAAGACGGCTACGAGTGAGTCGGTGGCGTCGAAGCGCGAGCACGGCTTCTTCTTGTTCCGACAGGTCTTTTCAGAACCCTCGTAGCGCTCGAAAGTGAACCTCTTCAGTCTTTCATCCATTGTCTATTTATCCCGGCGGCGATCCCCCTCCGAAGAGGTCAGTCATTCTTGGGTGGTGCAGGTCGTCGTGTTCCGTCTCCCGCCACTTCTTCAAGCGCCGTTGGAACCTCTCATAGAAGTCGTCGTTCTCGTATCCGTCACCCCACCCCGACATGTCCCACCCCATGTCGTTGGAGTCGTCGGCGAACGTGAGGTCCGTCGACCCACCCTTGGCGAACCCCAGACCGGCAACGCCGCCGAACTGCGCGTTGTTTTGAGGAACCCCGGAAGTGGTCTCCCTGAGGGACTTCTTCCGCCACCTCTTCTTTTTCTTCCTATCGTCGGTGAACGGCGGCTTGTCGTCGAAGTCTCCCACGGTGCTCGCGGACCCTATCGAGGGCGAGCCGAACACGGTCGACCCGGTGTCGTTGGCGGGGAAGGAGTCTTCGTGCATGCCGGCCTTCTTTAGGAGGGCCTCCCTCTCGAAAAGTGTCTCCTCTGAGAACCTCCTCAGCTTCCTACGCTTCTTACCGGGATCGACGCGCTTGGTGATCGTCGGTGCGGTAGTGTCCGCCGAGTCGCCGCCCGCGAAGGTGTCCTCCTTTACTTCTTTCGCGCGCGCTTCGGTTTTACGCTGCCAAGAAGCTTCAGTACCCTGTCGACGAAAGTTTCTCCCCCGTCCAAGTGGCTCAAGGGCTGACGAGGCTTTTCCCCTTCCTTCGATCCTTTCGTACCGGTTGATTTTTGCATGGCTCTCCACCTTCCCATCTCTGCTTAAGTACCGGTACACCGTTTCCGGCTTCCCCTGTATTTTCTTCATATATTCCGGAGGTATCAGTCTCCCATTTATTCGGAACCTCTTTATCATCCTCTGGACGGCGAGGTCGTGCGGGACGTCAACCAGCACCACGTGTACGGCATACCTGCGGTGCTTAAAAACACTTATCAGATCGTTGATCGGCTGCAGCCTGCTCCCGACTCTAGGTATGACAACGTTGCTTCCCTTCTCGATCAGCGCGCCGAGCACCAGGGCAGCGACGTCGCAGGCCTCCTCGTGAACGCTGGCTGCTCCTTCACCGTTTATGAACTCGGGTAGCGCGACCGCAACTTCGTCCGAATCGGACAGCGCGGCGCTGTACTGGCGACACAACTGATCGGCGTAGGTCGACTTTCCAGCCCCCGGATAGCCGAGCAGCAGGAACACCTGCCTATCGACGGCGACGCGCTTTCCGGCGTACCCAGCGGCCTTGGAAACGAACGTCTCGACAGCGGATCCATACCCCCTGACCGTCCTACCGTCGATGCTGAACTCGCGATTCTTTCTCCACTCTTCAGAACCGTACCCTTCCCTATGGATCGTAGGGACAACGGACATCATCCTTTCAGCCGCTGCCACTATATCGGATGAATCCAGGAGCGCGCCCGTTGTCGTCTTTATCCACCTTCCTCCGGGAACGTCTTGGGACCCGACCGCGGCGCGCGGGTGCAGTCGCTCGAAGTCCTCGTCCTCGTGCATGCCGGCCTTCTTTAGGAGAGCCTCCCTCTCGGGAGTACCCCAGGCCGGGTACGCATCGGTTTTCACCCTCGATCGCGCCGCTGCGATCCTCTTCTTTTTTAGGTATTCAGAAAGGACGAAGTTCTTATCGCTGTATTCGGGTTGCAGCAACCCATTCGCGCGCGCGTACTGCGCTGTCTTGCTGCTCTGGTCCCGGAAGTGCCCATTGTGGTCGACGAAGCCGTAGTCGATCTTTGACCCCTTGCTGCGATGCGTGGACATGACGACGTCGTTGTGTTTGTCTACCAGTTCCTGATGAAGTTGTCCCTGGTGTCCGATGTACGTCTTACCAGAGAGACGGAACGCTGTGCGCAGACACGGCGCGCCCTCGAGAACAACGCTCTCGCTAACCTTCCTAGGTTTCTTAGGGACCTGCGCGGTCCGCGACCTCCTCTTGACCTCCTGCCGCGCGCGGTTGCCGGTGTCGTCGGTGCGCTTGGCAAAGCGCGCGAGGGAGATCCCCGAGGTCTTCGGTCCAATGTCGATGTACATCCCCTTCTTCACGGCGTCGAAGAGGGCCCGGGAGTCCTCGGGCTGCACGTGGCGGGGTACACCGCGCGAGAATCCCTCGAAGTCTCCAGCCGCCGCCTTGGCGCGCTGGCTCGACGCCGACACTCCGGGCGTTCGCTTGCCGGTCTCGACGTCGATCTTTCGGAAGTCGAAGAGCTTGCCCTCGCCCTGCCCGTTGTACTTGTTCAGGAGCTTGCGGTACTCGTCGGCGCGGTCCTCGCCGGCGACCATGACCAGGTGTCGGTGACCGGACTTGTAGAGCTTCTCGGCCTGCTTGAGAAAGTTGGGGGACTCCTTGTCGGCCGACGACACCTCGACTCCCGGGAAGAACTTCTTAACGAAGTCCTCCTTTGTCTTGGAATCCAGGGGGTTCTTCTCGGGCTCCGTCGAGCTGGAGAGCACCAGGTGCGCCTTGGCGCCGTGCTTCTTCGCGAGCTCCATCATCTGGTCGACGAGCGCGGCGTGCCCGGTGGTCGGGGGATTCATCCTTCCGAACGCCATGACGACCGGATCGAACTCCGACGCCGTCGCGTCCGTCGCGGGATCCTCAGCGGGAGGCTGCGCACCCCCGGCGCGCTCCGCCTTCATCTTCGCCGAGTTGGCGAAGTTGTTGCGGCTGAACTCCTTTCGGTCCACGAGCTTCAGGGGCTTCCCGTCGAGGACCGACACGAACCCCTCCGGCTTCACCGGCTTACCGTCCACCTCGTGATCGTAGGGAATGGGGTTCCCGAGGGCCCTGATGAGGACGTCCTTCGCCCCGCGCATGACGTTCATCATGACGAAGACGCGCTTGAACCCGTCCTCGTCCGCGTCGATGGCGGCGTGGACCTTGTCGAACGCAACGATCCTCTTGGACTTGGAGGAGTCGGACTTCGTGGACTCGACCTCCCTCTTGGCGCGCGCCTTCAGGAAGTTCCTGTACCCGTTGAGGTCCAGTTTCTCCCCGGTGCGCACGACCTCGTTGGCGTACGCCTTGATGAAGGCGTCCTGGTCACGAAACCGCGCGATCGCCTCGGGACGTATACCCTCGTAGACCCGCGCGGCGTCCGCCATCCTGTCCTGGAAGTGTTTCCTCTGTTGTACCGTGTAGTTCCCGGTACCGGGTTTCACGACGTTGTCCACGACGTTGACGTCCCGGGACTTTCGGAACTCGATACCCGAGAGGTCGAAGTCCGCCCTCTGGGTGTCCATCGTGGACCCGAGGTACCTGGTATGGACGCAGATCCCGATCTTGGACCCCGATACCCTCTTCCCCTCGGGGGAGTCCTTCGGGACGGAGTACTCGATGGTGTTCGGTCGAAACGTCAGTCGGTCGTTCCTCTCCGAGACGTCCCCCGGGGAGTACATGAAGTCCCCCTGATATACGCCGCCCTCCTTTGGCATGATCTTTGGAAGGTGCCGGAGAGCCTCCTTCAACTTCAACACGAGCCCCTTAGCATGACCATGATTCTTCTCGATGTCAGCGTTGGTATAGTTGAGCTTAGGATTTTTATTGAAAGCCGACTTCGTGGCCACAAAAAACTTGCCGTTATCGGGATTGATGCCAAAGACGGTTGATGGCGAACCATCCATCTTTGTACGTACAACAGCCTTAGATTCCTCTCCAGAAAGGAGTCTATCTAGATCATCCATGACTTCTGACGCGTGCAGGATTCCTTCATCCCCGTTTGTGACAAAAGAATCCTCAGCGTGTTCCAAATGTGTGAGCTTCTCCACGTCAAGAGATTCAAGAAGAGCATCTGTCTCCTCGTTTATACGCTCTGTGAGTAAAAAGGTGGAAAAAGACTTCATCACTTCTTCTCCCCCTGCATACCCGACGTGAAGGGGTTCAGCTTCTTCGTTCCAGGCATGATGGAGTACCCGCTGTCGGGCATAGACTTTATCTTGAGCTCAGCCTGAACCTCGTAGTAGTTGGTCCTGGTACTGACTCTCATATTGAAGTTTCCCCTTCCGGACAGCAGCGGGATGCTGTGTGTCAATCCCAAGGGATTCTTGTTGGAGATCATGTAGAAGTCGTCTCCGGCCTGCATGTAGTGGGCCGGCTCCCTCTTCCCCTTTATGTAGTGGTTGGTGATAATCTCTCCCAGGTTGAGGTCCTCCACCTTTATGATGTACCTATCGTGCCCGGGCTGCTCCACGTACTCCCGCATCGTCCTTAGAGGTACGGCTCCCTCCTCTCCGAGCATCCCTATGGTGGTTGGAACTATCAAGGAGCGCTTTGGTATGCCGGTGTACTTCGCTATGTCTCGAATGAACTTCTTCGCATCGTCGGATTTATTCAGGAGCTCGACGGCATTCCCGGCCGCTGGCGTCTTGTATGTGGTCCGCCAAGCGCCGTCTTGATAGAACACCCGCGGGTTGGCAAGGTTGTCGGTGTGATTCATCTTTACTTCCAACCACACAACGGTCGATTTTCCATTGAACTGTGTAATCTTGACATCCGAGTACTCTGGACCAACGGACGGCCTCGTTGCCTTAACACCGGGAATCGCGTTGATAGCGCTGGCTATCTTTCTCTCATAAGCGTCACTGTTTTCCGACATCCGCGGCCTCCCGACCTATTTATCGGAACCGACGAAACGAAAACCCTCCGCGAACTGGGTCCGGGAGGGTCTGATTAAGCTTTCAAAAAAGTTGGCGACTATAGATCAAACCGCTTGAGATCCGCATTCAGACAGTTTCTCAGTCGCTCGGCCTGCTGAACTGTAAGGACTTTGGTGAACTTCTCCTCGGGGATGTTGACGTTTATCTTCCGATTCTCGAGAACTTCCCTGATACAAACGTTCAGTTCGTCCCCCAACGCGCGCGCCTCAGAGATTTTCATGGTCCTGAGAACCCTCTCCGAGGACCGACTCTCCCCACAGGACCTCTCCGAGGTATCCTCCACCATGACCACGTAGCAGTCCCTCGCCACGAACCCTATGTCCCCCATGTCACCACCTCTGAACTTTGGAGAACGCCGACTGAAGCATCGCGTTCGATATGTCGCGGGCAACCGCGTCCCGTATACCGATCGTGAGGTCCTCGAGCACTTCCTGGTCGTAGGATCTCGATCGGTACTGTGTAGTGTGCTTCTTTCCCCCGAGGGAGTACACGATGGAGTATATCGTGTCCCCACTCATGGCGTCCGCCATCTTGTAAATGACGCACTCGAAGTCGGTGTCCCGAACGATCGTCGTCTCGACGACCCGGTCCTTGGCGGCCTGCTCCATCTCCCGAAGGAGGCGGACCGACTCGTCCGTCGGGGCGCGCTTCTCCGTTACGTTGACCCTCGAGTCCACCGAGACCCTGCTGTTTCCACCCCCGTAGTACATGCTGTCAAACATCTTCATATGCCTCCCACTTGTCGTTCTTGTCGTCCCAGTGTCTCCTGTCGTAGACGTTGAGAATCACCGAGTGGTCCAGGAGTGTCAGGTCCAGGAGAAAACCCGCGTGAGACTGTCCCCTCCATGAGAGGTCGAACTCCAGACCGATGATCCATGGGTAGTCCCTGTTCCATCGGGTAATCTGGAGAGACGCGCACTTGTTCTCGGTAACCTTCCAGTCGCCCTCGATGTAGTCGACAGATGGTCGTTCAATGAGTCCTGTCCACTTCCATGGACTCCAGAGAAAGAATGAGAAGTGAATCACGTTGTTCTCCTACACGAAGTCCTCGAAGACCGTCCTCTTCAGGGCGGCGGCGGTCCCCGACTTATCGAAGACGGGTCTATCGTCCACCAAGTTCTGTTCCCGTTCGTCGACGTTGTAGAGTTTCATCCTCGTCCTGTCGATCCCCACGACGAACCGACGGAAGTCGTCCGTGTTCGTGTATCGGTTCTTGTCGGTCTGACGGAACACCAACTGACCCAACGCCTTCATCTCCTCGGACTGGGAGACGATCCACATCAGGTCGACGGTCATCGGCAGTCCGAAACTGTCCGACGTGTGTTCGAGACCCGGGTCGGAGTCCGCGAACCCCGTCCTGTTCAACTGGGTGGCGGACCAGATCGCCACGTTGGTCTCGACCGCCAGCCCCCGGAGTTCCTCCGCGATTGACTTGACGTACTCGTAGGACTTCACCCCCGACACCTTGAGGCGGCATGACTGACACAGGTTGATGTAGTCGATGTAGATGACGTCCGGGACGAAGTTCTTCTTCAACTTCAGTTCGTTGAGGAGGTGACGGAAGTGGTTCGCCCCCGCGCAGGTCGTCGGGTACTCCTTGATGATGAGTCTTCCGGAGGTCCTCGACCGAACCTGGTCCACCAGTCTCACGTACTGGTCCCTCGACATCGTCTCGAGGTCCAACATCGTCTGGTCCAGGACGTTCGCGTCGATCCTCTGGGCGATCTTCTCCTCCGCCATCTCCAGGGTGATGTAGAGGACCGACAGTCCCGCGCGGAGGTCGTTGGACGCGAAGTGGCAGAGGATCGTGGTCTTGCCGATACCCGTACCGCCCGACACGATGTTTAGGGTCTTCTTCTCGATCCCCCCGTTGGTCGCGCGGTTCATGAACTCGATGTCGAAGGGTATCCTCTTCTCGACACGGTGATAGTAGTCGTACCGGGTCCCGAAGTCCTCGAGGAGGTCGTGACCCACGTGTTTGTCGAAGGAGACCGCCAGGGCGTCCGAGAGGAGTCCCGGAATGGACCCCCGGTGTAGCTGCGTTGTCTTGTCGTCGAGGATCCTAACGGACTCCATGACCGCGTTGAAGACCGCGCGGTCCCGACAGAACTTCTCGGTCTCGTCGACCAGCCACTCCTCCTTGGTGGCGGGATCGACCTCCATGTTAGCGATGGTGTCGCGCGCCTGCGCGAACTCGTCCTCCCCGACACCCCGACGGTTCGTGAGATCGATCGCCAACGCCTCCCGACTCGGCGAGGAGTTGTACTTGACCATGTATGACTGTATCAGTTCGAAGATCGTCCGGTCGGGACGATCCGCGAAGTACTCGGACCTCAGGAACGGTATGACCTTCCGGGCGAACCCCTCACTGTGAACGAGGTTCGCCAAAACTACCTTCTCAAAACTCAATTTACTGCACCTCTATCGTTGCAGCCGAAACCACGCACAGACATTCGACGGAGATCGGCACGCCGCCCTTTATCCTACACCGTTCTCCCCACGCAGCGCGTTCATGAGAACCACACATCCCAACTATCGACAACACGATAATCAACACGAAGAGGGCGCCCATGCTACCCCAACCTATACGTTCACTAGTACACATTCATTGGGTCTCCCTAGACTGAAACGACTATTATACCACCTCAGTCTTTGGGTGTCAACCTCTCCCACTCAAAACCGAGTATCCAGTGTGTCGTCCACCTGTGAAACCAGGACGGTTCCCTACCCTCAAGGACGCACACCGTGACGTTGGTCCCGGGGAAGGGGTTCAACCGCCACTTCTTCGAGTACTTCGGTCCACACCACATGGAGTGTACCGCCGTATTTCTCACCCATGGGTGTCCTGTATGACCGTCCTCAATTGGGTGTCCGATTCCCTTTATGGGGTTCGACGGTGTTCCCAACATTCCTATTCCGTCCACTATGGGACCCGGTCCCGGTATCGGACTCATCGTTCCTCCTTTTTATCTCGCGCGCCGCCATGAAGAGTTCCTCGGGACTCCGACAACAGTCGGTCCTCCAGTACTCACAGAGTCTCCCGACCCAACCGTCCCGCAGACACGCGCAGGGGGGCTCACGGGTGCAGCGGCCGTACGTGTCTAGGAAGTGGTCGATCACTTCTTCGACCTAATGACGACGTCGTCGATCGCGTGGACAAGTTCCGTCAGGGAAGTGACTTTCATCTCCAACTCCTCGATGCGCCGCTGCATGTCGGAGGCGGACCCCGGAGCCGGCTGCGTCCACCACACCGGCGGCGTGTTCATCCAGTAGGGCCACGGGGGCGGCAGCTGGTTGATCGGCACCAGCTGTGTTGGATCACAGGGAGTCCCTACTGGCTTGTAGTTCCCTGTTCCAGCCGTGTATGGTTGACTACCGGGAGGCGTACCAGCGTACGCTTCACCGTACCCACCCCAGTGCCAGCCGCTGGTATGGTCTATCCACATACCTGAATGCGGTTCACCCATCGACATGCTCGTCCTCCCCCATCAAGAGTCCCCCGGACAGGGTGTACTTAGCCTTCACGTAGTCGCGGAAGTCCGCGTCCTTCAGCAGCCCCGTCCACGTCACCTCGCTGCTCTCGATGCCCTCCAGCTTCATGTAGGGCTCGATCAGTTCACCCGTGGCGCGGTCCACCAGGGCGTACGCGTTGGAGTTACCCTTCTTAACCTTGGCGACGAACCCACCCTCGAGCGCCTCATCGAGCAGGCCGGACCACTTGTTGATCCCTCCGTCGAACGCAATGTCGATGGGGATCTTCACCCCCTCTCGAACGTACCGAGACTTGTCGATCTTAAGGTTGAACCTGTACCCATGAATCTCCCGGGTATCTTTGTCCTTGTCGGCTTCCCGACCGATGATCCACAGGTTGTCCGCATTGTAGTAGGGTCCGGTCCCGCCGGCCACGACGTCCGTCGCGTACATCTCCATAGTCTTGTAGGTGTGGGCGATCACCACCATCGGGATGTGCTTGAGGTTCACCTTCGCCGACGCGACCCGAAAGACGCTCTTGGTGACCTTCGCGCGGAGACCCATGTCGCCGGCGTCGGAACCCTTCGCAGCGTCCTCGGTCTCCTTGTGGGACGGCAGGTTGCCGATGGAGTCGACGACGATGAAGACCTTGTCCTTTCGAGACAACTGGTTGATCTGAGTCACGATGTCGTGCCGAAGCTCCTCGAGCTCGGTGACGGGCGTGTGGATGACGCGGTCTAGGGGGATGCCGAAGGACTTGAAGTACGACGGCGGCGACCCAAACTCCGAGTCGTAGAAGAGGATGTAGCCCTCGGGATACTTCTTCAGGAAGGCCCTCGCGAGCAGCAGCGCGAAACCCGTCTTGAACATCTTCGACTTGCCAGCCAAGACGGTGACGCCCGGCATCATGCCGTTGTCGAACGAGCCCGAGAGGGCGACGTCGATCATAGGGATGCCCGTCGGCACGACATCGGTCGGGTCAAACACCTCCGAGTCGAGGAGGGTGTCCGTCATCTTGATGGTCGACCCCTTTATCAAGCGGTCCCTAAGCTCATCACTCATTCTTCGTTCTCCAATGCCTTCCTAATCCAGCGCATCATCATCATGGCGCGCTCCTGTGCGGGGAACGACGCGTCCCCGGTGTCGTCTATCGGGATCGGAAAGACGTAACCGTTCTCACACTCGTAGTAGAGGTTGTCCTTTCGGTAGTAACAGAACTTCGCGTCCCCTCGAACGTACTCCTTTATGTCTAACTTAGCCATCCTTTGTATCCTCCAGCTCGCGCCGCTCCCTCGCCCAGAGGAGCTCGATGCGCTTGTCGAATAGCTTATTCAGCTTCTTCTGTTCGCGCCAGACCCTCTTCCACAGCCGCTTGTGTTTTCGAACAAGACGGGCGTCTAGTTCGACGCGAAGTTCGTTGCCGTCGTTTGGGTACAGCTTCGGTCCCTTGGTGTCGATCCCAACGGTCTGTACGTCCGATGCGTCGAGGTCGACAGTTACCTTCCTAGCCATCCTTCATCTCCAACCCAAACTCGGTGAGCAGCGCCGCAACGATGCGCGCGTCCTCAGCCCTACAGATCTTCTTAGCCTCACGAAAACCCCAAGCACTTAAACCGACTACGTTCGTCCAGTCAGCGTATATTCGCCTCATGTGGACCCTGCGCAGGGCCATCTTCCGGTTCATCAGAACCACTCCGTATGAAAAATTGGGTTGATCCAGTCGGGATCGACCCCACACGCCCTACCAAATATGACCACACCGATCACCGAGTAACCGTACGCCTCGAGGTCCGCGCGGGCGGTGTTCATGGAGATCCCGGTCGTCATGACGTCGTCCACCAGGAGGACGTCCCACGCGTTGTGGTCGTCCGGGAGGGCGTACTTCTCCAGGGCCCTGCCGAGACGGTCCCCTCCCCGAGGAATCGAGTGGACGGACCGAAACCGAAACCTCCGCGCGACCATCGACGCGAGGGACTCGATGTCGTCGTCGGACAGGGCTCGGCAGTCGATCCTGTAGTCAGAGTGTCTCCCGGAGTGGAGGGTGAACTGGCCGTGCTCAATCAGGGTCACGCTTTTGACTCCCCATTTTCACGCTCCTCGCGTTCCCTAGCAAAGAGAAGCTCAATGCGTTCATCGAAAAGTTTGAAGAGCTTTTTCTGAGAACGCCAGAATTTTCGACACAGCTTCTTGTGCTTCTTGACGAATTTACAGTCGAGCTCAACTCGCATCTCGTTACCGTCGTTGGGATACATGACGGGCCCCTTTGTGTCTAGTTTGACGACCTGTTGGTCACCCGCGTCAATATCGACCAAAATTTTCATGCGGCGAACTCCTTGACGAGCTCCCTCCTCTCGGTCCAATCGCCCTGTGCATAGAACGCTTTGGGCCGCAGCGTCTCGAGCGCCTCCCTATTGAAGGTGCTGTAGAACGTAAAGGATCCATCTGGATAGACTCTTATCATTTTAGGAACTCCCCTAGATCGAGGACCATGCCGTGCTCGATCAGCGTCATGCAATCCATCCCTTCCTGTCATACTTCACTCGAGCGTACGAGTCTTTAAAATGACTGGGAGGTTTCGGGCCAACCCGTATCTCCGTACACGAGCTACCGAAGAACGATCCCGTCACGCGGTACCCGGCGACCCACCGCTTCCCGTAGGAGCGCGCTGGCAGCTCTCCATCCTCCCAGGCGCGCCTCACAACGTCCCGAACTAGCAGCTGCAGCGGCCCCTGAGCTTCCCCGGTGTACCAATACACAAGTTGGTGCAGACGGTCGACTACGCTCACGCGAGGAACTCCCCTAGGTCGAGAACCATTGAGTGCTCGAACTCATAGACGGGCAGGTTCACGGCCACGCGACCCCAGTGATCGGAAGGAAGCGCGTCGACCTCCTCTATCTCGACGACGAGCTTCGGGATCTCCCCGCGGTGGTGGGCCACAGCCAGACGGTGCGAGCCCTCCAACGCGTAGAAGTCTCCCCGAAACAGCATCACCCGAATCGTCGGCGCGCCGTACGTGTCCATGTCGTCGGCCACTCGCCCGAGGTGACCGTCCTCGTACGGTAGGTGCTTAGCGAATACCCGCCTCATGAGAAGAATTCTTCCAGGGTCGCCTTCTCCTCGATCTCCCAACCGATCGCGTCCATGATGGACTTGATCGGACCGATGAACGACTTCACAAACTGTAGCTCCCGATCGATGTAGGGTTCGATCCCCAACTCCGAGGGCATGTGACCCGGGCAGGCGAGTACGTCCGACCTCGACGGGTTAGGAACCTTCATATACGCGAACCGGATCTTCGACCCGTCGTAGATCTTTGGGCAGGTCCCCTCTAGTCCGAGTCGGTGTATCATCTCGTTGTACACGAGGGACCCCCGGACCTGGATGGGGAGGGACTTGTCCTCGAGACCGTAGGGAATCTTTACGACCCCGTTGCAGGAGATCCTCGTGTACGTCAGTTTCACCCCGCGCGGGAACGCCACCTGGTCGAAGGACATCTCCATGAACTCCCTTCGGAAGTTCTCGATGTACTCCCGGACCTCCTCCTTGGAGGCGGTCATGATGAGTCCGATGGTCCTCTTGATGTGTTCCCGACAGACCTGGGGAGTAGAGGACCGGACCGCCTCGATCCCGACGATCTTTAGTTTCGGTTCCGCGTACCTCACCCCCTCGGAGTCCCGAACGTTGAGGATGTACATCTTCGTACCCCTCCAGATCGCCTTGTCGGAGACCGACTCGATCTTCATCCTCATCTTGTTGGACCGGGCGTGGGTGAGTTCGGCGAGTTCCTCGTAGGACCTCCCGATGAACGGCAGTATCCGTTCCCTACAGAACCGGTCGACGATGTCGGTGGTGTCTTCGGGGGAGGCGTGTATCCTCTTCACCAGGGGACCCAGGTTGAGGTACACGGAGTCCGTGTCGGACGCGACGATGTAGTCGACGTCCGTCGTCTTCAACATGTCGTTCATGAACTCGTTGAGTTTCTTCGCGATCCACCGGATCGCCAACTGCCCCGAGGTCGTGACCGCCTCGGCGTTGTCAAAACTGAACCACCTGTAGTACCGGTTCGCCAGCGCGCCGTACGCCGAGTTCAGGAGGACCTTGTACGCGCCCTGGAACGTATCGTAGAGGACCGCGCGCTTCTTAGCCTCGGGGTCCTTGGTCCTCTCGAACTCCCTTTCCGCCTCGATCTTCTTCCTCTTGAACTCGACCCTGCCATTGTAGATCTCCTCCAGCAGCGCCGGAAGGAACCCCTGAGGCTCCTTTCGATACATGCACCCGTTGGCCGCGATCGTCGCGCCCTCGGGAACGACGTCCTTGAGAGCCCCATCGAGAATGTCGCCGATAGACGGAAAGTTTTCAACCTTTCCAATGAACGTCTCCGGCGAGATGTTGTACTGCATCTGAAGGTGGGAGTACAGGCTGTCCAGGTCGATGCCTACTACCCACTCGTGCATACCGATGATCGGGTCCTTGACGTATCCCCCGACCAAGGGATACGGCATCTCGTGCGGGACTTGAAGGGGGACGACGACCTTCCGCTCCAGCAGACTGTTGTGGATGATGGAGTCCCACTGCCTCACGGTGTGGAGGGTGTCGGTGTAGTTGACCTTAGCGTTGTAGGCCAGGGCGAACACCAACCGGATGTAGCCGAGCTTCTCCTCGAGGCGATCGACCAGCGCGCAGTCGTGGATGTTGTAATCGACGTACAGTTCCCAGTTCTGACGCCGCATCTCCGTCAGCGAGCCGTACTCGGAGTAGTCGAGCTTCTTCTCGCCGAGCTCCTCGGACGCGATGTAGTCGAGGGAGTACGACTCCCGGGTGTGAAGGCAGAACTTCTTATAGAGGGCCATGTAGTCGAGGACGGTGATCCCGAGGGGGATGAACGCCTGCTTCTTCGATCCCTGTGACTCGATCTCCCTCTCCTCGAGGACGTGCCACGGGCTCAACCTCTTCGCGGAATCCTCGCCGAGGACGACGCGGATCCTGTTCACTAGGTAGGGAACGTCGAAGAACTCAACGTTCCACCCGGTCGCGACGTCGGGCGCCCAGTCGGGGTGGTTCCAGGCCAGCAGGAGGTTCAGCAGCAGCTCGCGCTCGTCTCTACAGAGGACGTATTGAACGTTCAGCTTTCCATCTGTGTACGGTTCACACCCAAACGTAACGCTGCGCCCGCGACGCCTAAGGGTCACGAGCGTGATCGGTTGGTCGGCCGTAGCGATGTCGGGGAAGGCGTCGGGTTCACCCTCGTCCGGAGCGCACTCGATGTCGACGGATACCACGGAGATCTGGTCCGGGTCGTAGTCGACCCTGCCGGGATAGTGTTCGTTGAGGAACGCGTACGGCCACGAGGTGTTCCCGTGGATCTTCATCCCGTGGATGCTTTCATGAGTAGAGAGGAACTCGCGCGCCGCCGCCATGGAGTCGAACTTCATGGGACGCATCTCGTGTCCGTCGATGGTTCGGAACTCCCCGTGACTGTCGGGAACGTAGAGCGTGGGTTCGTACGCGATGCGCTGCTCTATGCGCTTGTCTCCGGAGTATCCCCGGAGATAGATGTGGTTCCTGCGAACCGCGCAATGGGTATAAAATCTCTTCGGTTCCATGTTCACCTCCCATCGTCCCCTCAAACGGGGACTGTCAGTGGATTATCCATCTTATACTAGGGCTGAGCCGGTGTCAACTCGGTCCCCGATCGCCCAGGAAGAGGCGGTACACCACGTACGTCGCGATCGGAACGATGTACGCCGCGAGAGCCCCGAGGATGAACGCAGCGGCGTCGTGGGACTGACAGCCCGTCAACTCGAACGGTACGAAGTTCACGGAGCCTTCTTGGGAATGGGGACGCCCGGGGGCCACCTGTACTGAATCTTCATCGATCGCGGGAAGCGATCAATACACACCTTGTCCCCTTGGTTTCCCCCAAGAGCATATATGTACTTGTCGTCGAAGGACGCCACGAAGAAGACGTGGCCGAAGTGGTGACCGTCCGACATTCCGGGACGCGACTTCACGCCTATCGCGCCGACCTTCGGTCCCGCGAGTCCCTGACCGTACGTCGCGTAGTCCAGCGCCCACAGCGTGCCGGTGTTGGGAAGGTGCGCCTCGTGAAGGACGGCCCCGACGAACGCCGCGCACCACGGGGTGTGCCGGTCGCCGGGAACCTCCTCCTTGGAGGCCTCGGAGAAGAACTTCATGACGGACGGGGTGACGCGCAGGTCGGTCTCTCCGACGACACCCATGTAGCCGTGGGCTATGTGCATCCAGGGAAGGTCGAGAGACCCATTCACCGGCATCACTTCCTCCCTAGGATCTGAGACGCGACTGAGATGAGGGGGTACGCCGGCCCGGGGTCGGTCTTCCGACGGGGCGCGACGTCCTCGTGCCCCAGGACCTCGGTGATCGAGGGGTACGCTTTGTGGATCGCCTGTCCGATGAGGATGGCAGCGGCGACCTGCACCGGGGGATACTTCTGCCAGAACGCCTCGAGGCCTGTGATGCGGTGCTTGCCCCACACGGCATCCTCGGGAGGAACTATGTGGGAACCGAGCTGGGTCTCTAGAGTCCCGTCCGCCCTCTTTAGGAGGGGACCCGCATTGACCTGCTCGATTCCGATGGAGAAGTTATTGACGCCGCTCTCGTCCTCCCATGAGGACTTACCGGCGTGCCAGCCGACGCGGTTGAACGGCAGCAGCTGCGTGACGGTGCCGTCTCTGTCGAGGACGAGGTGAACGGAGACCCGGTTGTCGGTATCCGCGTCCGTCAGAGCATTGATTGCGCTCGAGGCCGTCGTAGTGGCCGTGTAGTGCATCAGGAGGATGCTGGGACGCTTCATGATCCCGCCGTGGTTCGGCGACGGTCGCTGGGCGACCGGCTTCCCGTCGCGGTACAGAACGTTCTTCTTCACGGTATAGGGGTTGACGGGCATTCAAAAACTCCAAAATTCAATGCAGGCGCTTGCCGTACGTTTCCAGGATGTAGACGCCGATCGACTGGTCGTCGAGGTCGAGGAGGTAGAGCGGGGTGCAGTCGGCTTCGCGAACCTTGGCCGCGAAATCGATCATGGCCGCGGTGTCCTCGTCCATCTCCCCGCACGACGTCATCATGGCCGCCACTGCGTTTGCAACTACGGCTTCCTCGATCTGCACGAGCATGCGATCCTCCTCAGTCCCAGAGTGCCTGGAAGTATTTACCGAAAAGCCTGGTACCGTTACGGATGCGCTCGTTGGCAGCGTCAAGCCCCTCGCGGTTGACCTTGAAGGTGTCGTTCGGGCCGGTCACCATGCGGCACACCGTCTGACCGTTCACCACCTCATCGACGAAGTCCCAATCCACCTCTCCGGAATGGAACTCCTCCTCCCAGTCCTCGTTCGCGAGGTGCTCGAAGGCCCAGATCATCTCATCCAGGACCCAATCCCAGCGCTCGTGAACGTTGGGGATCCCCTCCCACGCGTTCTCATTCGACGGTTCCTCTCGAAGGCGCATCTCCTCGGGCACGTCCTCGTCGGCGACGTAGCCGGACCCGTGCTTCTTCTCTCGGAGCCTCACGAGCGCCGGATGAATGATGAGCGCGAGCGTGTTGTCGAGGCCCCACACGTCCCAATCGTCGATGCGAACCTCGATCCGCCGCGGCTTCTTAGCGCGGCGGCCGGGGTACCTCCCTAAAACTACACGCATAGCTCAAACCTCTATTACGGGACGACCGACTGCGCGACCCTCCCGAACGAGGACTCGGACGAACCGAACCGCCTCATCGAGGAAGTCGAAGACGACCCTCTTCGTCTGAAGCAGGCCGTTCCTAACACCCTTCACGTCATAGACGACAGTAAACATCGCGTACCTCCTCGACTGAGGTACTATAATATCACAATCGAGGACCGACGTCAACCTATTTTTTGGGAGGTCTCTCGGTGTCCTCACACCGGATGTAGACCGTGTCCCCCTCTTGGACTACGCCGGACTGCGCAGCGAACGCAGCGGCGTTGAAGGCGCACTCGTACGGCGTGTTGAAGGTCTTGTCGGGGATCTGAAGGTGCGTGGGAGCCGGCGGGCCGTAGACCGCCGCCGCCGTGTTCACGATCACCACGACCGCGGCGTAGCTCACAGCATGAGCTCCAGTCCGCCCCGCGCCGCCCAGACGAACGCGAAAGCGGTCGCCATCAGCAGGAGGTACCTAATTAAGAGGCTGCGAGAGTTCACGATCTACCTCCATCTGCTCGTTCATCCTATCCACCAGGTAGTCGATGAGAGCCTGGTACCTCCCCTCGCCTGGGGAAACGTCGAAGCCGCAGTACAGCTCCTCGATGCGACCCCGCGCGATCCCGGCCTCGTACACCTCCCGGAGCTCCTCCGGCGACATCACCAGCTTCATCACGCGGTACGTCCCTCCAGTGCGGCCGATTCGCTGAAGGCAGCGAACTGCTCACGGAACGCGTCCCCGAGCCTGAGAGCCACGTAGTTCCATCCCTGAAATTCGGGCTCGTCGTACGAGAGCGAGGAAACGGCCGTCTCGTCGAAGCCCCTTCCCCTAAAGTAGTCGATCAGCTTCCCGAGCAGCGCGTCGTCCCTGCGGGGCTCGGAGCCCCAGAAGTATACGCGGAGCTGGTTCTGCATCAGCTGGGCCAGGATGCATTTCGCACCGGCGACAGCTTCCTCTCCGGTCTCTATGACCGCGTCGTCCATGTACATGGTGGTCTCCCCCATAGCAGTTCCTAAAACGGGGCACTGTTCTCCACGTAGTAGAGGAAGTCCTCGTGCTCCTCCCAGGCTTCCCTAGTAAATAGATTGTCCGTCACGGCCGGCAAGCCCACGGACCCTACTCTCGTGTAAGGAGACCAGCCCATGGAACTTATTTACTACGTTTATGCCTACATCCGTTCACGCGACAGTGACACTGGTATGGCCGGCACCCCCTATTATATCGGAAAAGGAAAGAATGGACGCGCGTATGATACACGTCATACGCGTCGCAGCATCTCCGTTCCAAAAGACAAACGCTTCATCGTCTTCATGGAAGCAAACCTTACAGAACTTGGAGCTTTCGCTCTGGAACGGCGTTACATTCATTGGTATGGTCGCAGGGACAATGGAACTGGCATCCTTCATAATAAAACCAACGGTGGGGACGGTGCTAGCGGTGGCATACCATGGAACAAAAATAAAAAGGATCCCAAGACCGAAGAGTATAAAGCCAACATGCGAATGGTCTTCGAATCTGAAGAGGTCAGAACAAAGCTGCGAGGTCCAAAATCTGAAGAGGCTAAGAAAAACATGCGCAAATACGTTCGAACCGAAGAACACCAAGCAAAACTAAGCAAGCCGCGATCCAGAGAGACAAAAGAAAAGATGCGTTTAGCATGGGTCATTCGTAGACAACGAGTTCACAGTCAATAATAAAATTAACATGGTCTCTCCAGGCTTCCTCAAAAACCTCGTCGCTGTTTGGGTACTCCCGCTTGAAAGCCGCTAGGGACATTGCCTTAGCGGTCGCCGACCGATTCAGGCCGGCGCACGATTGTATATACGTCTCGGCGCGCGCCAACCTCTTCCGCCACTCAGCCTGGGTCCAACACATAGTAGAGTCCTCCACCATGTTACTATTCTACCCCAAAGAGTCCTCAATGTCAACCTTTCCGGCTAAGATAGCCCGAAGGTGCTTTCGATCTGCGGCCCCTACCCTAGGCTCCCGCACCGAGCCGCGGCCCTCGCGGTACCGGGCGAACTTGCCGTCCCGCTCCCGAGGGTGCAGGCGCTCGAAGGCGGTGTCTTCCAACAGTTGGGGCACTATGGTTCGCAGGTGCTTCACGGTGATATTTATAAGGGATTGACACGGGACCCGAACTGTGGTATTATAGCCTAAATAGGCCAGACCCGGAGGTACCCATGTCCGCGACTATAATTCCATTCAGGCCTAGGAAAAGGGTCGCCGAAGTTCCCGACATCGTCGAGTTCGATACACGGGCCGACATGATAAAGTGGATGCGCGAGGAGCTGGACCCCGAGGACTACTTCGACCTGCTGGAAGCGTATTCGGACCCCTCGATAAGGGACGCTCTGGATCCCGAGATGATCGAGATGTTGGACTGTTTTGTGAACTTGGAGTAGCGACATGGCAAGACGCAAAGCGCTCCTGACGGAGGTCCCGCCCCCGTCGACGCAGCCAACGACTAAGAACGAACTCGTTGCGTACCTTAGGGAGACGATGCAGCCCGAACTGTTCGCGCTGTTCTCCTGCGCGGTGGTCTCCGAGGAGGTCTACGAGCACTCCGGAACACCTACCCAGGACATGGTGAGGCTCTGGTGGTCCCTCCCGAATCTTGGGACGCGACACGTCTTCGTGGTGGAGGAGAAGGGGAAAGTCGACGCCTAGGACCGGGTTGATCCCTCGAAACACGCGCGCGTACCCCAACTCCCGTCAGATATTCATCAGACACATCGGGATACGCGTGTCGGAGTCCCTGGCGGACTCCCTCAGTCAGTACGCGGAGGACGTCGGGAAGACCCCGTCCGAGTGCGCGCGCGAGGCGATCGCGGAGTACCTTCGGGTCCGAAAAGGTCTCTTGGTTCACGGAGAATCTGTCATACCATGGGTTACAAAAAACTAGATCCAATGCATCGAGCACGGGAGAAGCAAGAGGCTCGAGAGCTCTTCGCCGGTGACCCTCGAAATGGGTTCTTTAGCTCCATCAGCTTTCGCAACTTCCGCATCGTGTCGATAGGCGGAAAGCCCCTCAAGACTTCTCCACCAGTCGGACTACCCAGAGATCGTTAGTCAGATCTGAATTTAGAATATAATCCATAGGCATCGTGCCGTACCCGTGGTTCCCCCAGTCCGATCCCCAAGAATTACGAATTATGTACAGGCTCGAGGCGGGTACCGTCCCGACGATCGCCATCGCGTGGCCGCCCGTGGGAGCGTCCGTAGCCGACGGCATCGGGATGTTACCGGTGGCGGCCACCGCGTCCGAATCGAGGGCGTCGAACACCGAGCTCCCGAACGAGACTGGGAAGCCCGCGGCTAGACACACGGATATAGCTGCCTGCGTTTGCGCGACGCTCGAGTACTCAATGATCTTGTCGGTTGTTGCGTCCGTGTAGGACTGTACCGGCGGCTCGACGATGACCTTTGACGGGTCGAAGGGCCAGTCGGTCTCCGGGGGTGCGCCGATGGTCGCGAGGGACTTTATGGCGTCGCGTATCTCGCAGCCGTCGTCCTGGTCCGTGCCCCCCTCCAGCTTCCGAGCGTTGAAATACGTAAATAGACGACTGGGAACGAAATTCGGTAGCCCCTCCACCATCCTTCCGTACTGAACCTGAAACGTTGTCGCCTGAGCCACACAGCTGGAGGTATTTGCTTGGTCGTATATCGGGGGACACTTCTGTCGAAGGTCGTACGTGCCGTTGAGGAGGATGGCCGGGACGGGGGACGCCAGTTTGACTCGGTATAGAGCGTCCCGATGGTCGAGGCTGTCGCAAATGTAACCGCTACAGGTGTGATTCGGCATTCGACGGTACTCCCTTGATCGAGAGTATTTATCCGTCGAACGAAAGGGGGCTCAGCGCCCCTTTTCGTTTTCCAGGTGGTCCCTTCGGGACTTCTTCCACTTCCTGTCCCGTCGGACCGAGTCGACGCCCTTGATGTTGATCACGGGCACGACGCGGTGGACGACATCCACGAGCTCGCGCTGCGCGTCCATGACATCGAAGATGTTCTTGTACGCGTAGGGCGCCTCGTCGAGAGTGTCCTCCGTGACCGTGGCGGTCACCCCCTTCATGGTATTCTGGAACGCGTCCAGGGACAGCGTCTCCTTCGCGGCCCTTCGACCGAGCACCCTTCCCGCCCCGTGGGACGAGGAGTACAGCGAGTCGGGGTTACCCTTCCCGCGAACGATGAAGGACCCGTCGCGCATGTTTCCCGGAATCACGCCCATCATCCCCTCCTCCGCGTGGGTCGCGCCCTTGCGGTGGATCCACAGGCCGTCGCGGAGGACCGCGTGGTTGTGGTTGCGGTTGATGAGCTGCGACCAGTCCGGAGCGCCGCCGGCGTACTTGCCGATGACCCGCGCGGTCCGCGCCAGCATCTCCCTTCGGTTGGCCAGGGCCAGCTCCAGGCACCATTCGAGGTCCTGGATATAATCCTGTCCCCGAGCGCTGTCGATGTGGAGGGCGTGGTGGCCCTCCTTCGGTCCGTCCCCGCCAGACGCCATCGTCATGTAGTGGGTGGCGCACGCGTGGCCGGGACCCCTCGAGCCGGAGTGGATGACGATCCAGGTCGTCCCCTCCTCGTCGGTCCCGACCTCGATGAAGTGGTTCCCTCCGCCGAGGGTCCCGATCGCCTTCCTCCACTGCTTCTTCTCGCGTATCTCGTCGAGCTTCAGCGACACAGGCATGCTCGCGAGCCTCTCGACGTCGTCGCTCTCGACCTCCGCTTGGTTCAGCGAGAAGCCGGTCGGCACAGCGCCGTAGATGCGGTCGAAGATCTCCTTTCGGTTCGCCTCCAGGTTCGGACGCTTGGTGTCCAGCGGCACGGCGCTCATGCCGCAGCCGATGTCGTAGCCCACCCACGCGGGCACGACGAACTCGGTCGTGGCAGCGACCGCCCCGATGGGCAGGCTGTACCCGGTGTGGGCGTCCGGCATGAGCGCGGCCTGAACGACCATGCCCGAGTCCAGCGCGCCGTAGAACTGGTCGAGCGCCACCTGCTCGAAGCCCTCGCCGAATATGCGGTGCTTTACGTGGTGTTCCATCTCAGTGTCCCATCTCGAATAAATGCCAGACGAACTGCCCATCCTGTGTGGTGCCTACATACGCAGCGTCTTCTGAGATCTCCCAGCCGGTCCCATGGACGCAGAATACATGTGGCTCGTAGCGCTCTCGCTCCAAAGCAGCGTCGTGCTCTGCCCAGACGAAGAAACGACCGGCCTGCATACCGAAGTGTCGAAATGTCGATCCATGCACCGTCTCCACCTTCACGGTGTCGCCAGGAGAACCGGGCACCTGATATTTGAAGAGCTTTCTCATTTTCTACCCCTTATGAAGCCCTCTCCGGGACACTCATGTTGTCTTTTTTTGCTCACCAGTGTTTGGATTTGTCCACCAATGGGAACCCAGACAGAACTTCCTACGCTTACGATCGCGCCAGAGATAGACAAACCCATAGCATTCCATGGATTATTCTACCACAAGAGCAGCCAAAAGAACACCTATTTTTTTGCGGCACCTTTGCGCTTCCCCGTTCCCTTCACGGGGCCCCCGCGCTGCACGTGCTCGAAGCGGACCTCCTCGGAGCTGCCGCGCATGCGGCGCTTCGCCTGGTTGTTGCTGAGTCCGTGCTTCACGGCGTATTCGAAGGTTTGAACGTTCGTCATATCTTTTTCTTTCTGTTGAATGTACGCCCCG